CCCCCGCGTGGGGATGAGCTTGGTTGCAGAAGTCCTCTGGCTCTTGCAGATCACATCGAACGAAGTCGAAGTTCGCATGGACGAAGTTCCCGGTCGGCTGTCCACCTATGAGGCTATAGCCGGGTCTGAGCTCGTTTATCCGGATCGACCCGAGATGGTTGTCGCGCCAGATCGCCTGACCGGCACCGAAGGCAACGTGATGGATGATCCCAGCATCCCCGAACCAGCAGTTGGACAGGATCTGATTGACGCCCGCCCCGGTCCCGCTATTCGGGCCCGCCGCGCCGATGAAGTCCGTCCCGAGGTCCCCGGACCCCGCGTTTTGGAAGCCGACGCAGTTGAAGTAGTGATTATCATTGTCGTATGCCCCGTTCGTGAATCCCCCTTGGCCGTTGCGGTAACACACCATGCCGATCATCTCGTGCAGCGAGTTCACGTTCCGCCAGAAGTAGAGCCCTCGCCCCGCGTTGTTATGTGAGACCAATCCAGAGTTGTGCCACGTACCGGAGCCCCTTTCCGGCCAAGCGAAACCGGCAGCGGATGAAGTGCCTATGTTTCCGACGGCGACACAGTCGGTGATCGTGTTGGCTCCCACGTCCCCCGGCTGTAGCGTGAATCCGTTGAGGCTTGAATCCCCTTCGCCAGGGTTCATGTACGTCCACGCAGCCATGCAGTGTTCGTAGGTGACGAAGTTTGACGCCTGATCCGGTGCCATCACGAAAGATGAGTTCGAAAGACCGTCGCTGCCCGGTATCTGTACGGTCTCGTCATCCCACCAGTAAGCGTCATTGACGGTATGGAATGCGATGCAGTCACGGAAGGTGGTGCTGTTCGAGTCGTGCGAGACGTAGGCATGGCCCGCACCGTCTCTGACAACGATCCCCTCGGCCAACGTGCCCACGGTGTCTCCGAGGTGGTGGAAGTGAACTCCCGCCCACCGTCCCCTGATGTCTGCCGTCTCGCCGTTCGAAAGAATCTTGCGCGGCCCCAGGTATTGGAATGATGCGTACTTCAAGACCTGGGCGACCCCCGGCGTCATGATCAGCACATGGGCCCGGTGTCCGAACATTCCCTCGAAGCGGACGTTCCGCGTCAAGTTGAAGCATTCCTGCGTATAGGTCTGTCCGTTGCCGGGGGAGACCGTCTTGAGTGTCCCGGCCTTGGTGTGAGCAGCGAACGTCGTGTAATCAAGCGGGTCGAAGGGAACGGTCTTCATCTCGTCGGTCGGGAGCCATGTCGGATCGTCGCCGGTTCGGTTCCACCCGGCCTTCGGCGTTCCGATCGCATCGAGGATGCCCGCATCCATCACCCATAGCCCGACGTCGGTGAAGCTCGGTTCCATCGACCCCATGTTCGGACCAGCGAATGTCGGAGCAGGAGCTCCGGTGTAGTTCGCCTCGTTGACGTTTATGAACCGAACCGTGTGGATCACCGCTGCGTTCGCAGGGTTCATCTCGAGCGTGCCGTATACGATCAGGTTCTTGTTGTCCATGAGGAGTGTCGCCACCGCCGCCGGCGGGAACTGCAGCGTGGCCCCGTAAGGCACCACGGTCTCGGTCGAGTATGTCGTCGTCCCGGTCGGAAGGACTGTGGTCGTCACCGGAAGATACGTGGCTCCGGGGCGCTCGCCACCCCAGTGCATGTCACCCCAGGCGCCGTCACCCCAGCCCGCCATCTACCTACCCCGTCGCGTAGTCGATCCGCACCCCGACGAGCTTGACCGACCCGACATACGTATCCGCCGCATCCGCACCGATCCGCGATAGGTTCAAGCGGATGATGTCACCGGCCGAGCGGTTCGTGGACGTGGTCGTTCCCGTCTCGAGGACGAACGTATCAGCGGTCCGCGCCGCGGCGACCCCGGTCAAGGTCAGCGTTCCTCCTGCAGCCGAGACGGTCGAGCCGACACCTGAGGCATATATGCTCTTTAGCTCCACGCTCCACTGGACGGAATGCGCGGCCGGATCAGTGGAGCCCGGAACCCACGCCGGACGGATGGTGATGACATCATCAGATGCATCAGCGGGCATACAGAACGTCCAGTACGCACCGGAGGTCGCAGCGTTCGCCAGCGAGAATCCTGCTATGGCGCTGGGGAACGTTCCGCCGACGTTGGCCGCTGCTGCATCCGCCGAAGACAGGCCATCGGAAGCAGGGAGGAATACGAACCGGTCCAGCGCCAACGCATCAGCGATCGTCGTGAAGTTCGCGTTGATGCTCGCGGTCCAGGCAGTCTCCGATGTCGAGGGGAGGTACAGACCCTTGTAGGTCGTTCCCATCTATAGCTGCCTGATGTAGCCGGTGTAATGCGTGCAACTCGCTGACGCCGCACCGGATGCGAACGTGAACTCCAAGAGGTTCTGCACCGTCGTATCGACGGTGAGCGTGGTGGTGGAAGCGGAGATGTTATTAGCGGTCGCGAAGAGTCCGTTGGTATAGGAGCCACCGCCGCAAAGCCCGCGTGCTTCTGCCTTCAACGTCCCGGTCGCCCCGATGGTGTAAACGTTCATCTCATATTCCACCGAGAATCCACTAGTGCCGACGCTGGCGGTGAACGCAGGCTGAAGGGCGAGCACGCTCGTTCCGGTCAACGTCGTTGGGTTGAACCGCAGCCGCCAGGTGCCAGTTCCAGGGCTCGTCGAGGTCACGCCAGTGCCGGCGCTCTTGATGATGAAGGTATCCCCCGCCTTCAGATAGTTCGCCGGAATCGTCGCGGTCATGACCACCGTTTCGGTGTTCGCGATCGCCGCACTCGCAGCGGTCATCGACGTAAGTAGCCCACCGCGCCACGCAACCCCTGCGTTTGCAGAAGAATCCGCAACGAGGACCTGCCCGTTCGATCCAACCGACACGATCGAGGCCGCATCGTTCGCGGTCCCGGCGATGATGTCGCCCTTGGCTGCCCATGTCGTATCAGATGCGAGCCCTCCAGGCGTGGCCCACTTCACCCCGGCCGTCTGCGCGGAGTCGGCTGTCAGGACTTGGTTGTTGCTCCCGACCGCAAGAACGGCACCGGTCCCCGATGTCAGGCCGACGGGGATCGAGCCCTTGGCGCCCCAACCGGATGAGTGGTTCGTGCCGACGATGTTATGAGCTTGGTCGTGGCTCGCATCCACGGAACCGACGATCCGCTTGTCCTGGATCATCGAGGACGTCACGACCGTCGAGTTAGGCGGGATAAAGATCGCAGCCAGAACGAGGTTCGTCGTTGCGGGGAACTCGCAGAGATAGGAACCATCGTTGTTCGGCGAGAGCCCAGCGAGGGTGCCGTGAATCACCCCGAGCTGAGATGACGTGTTTAGAACGATCAGGTCGAAACGGGCCAACGTAGAATCGGATGCCGTCCCGGTCGAGCCATCAGGGTTAGCAGAACCCGATAGCACCGTCACGTTGCCCGCGGTGATGGTCTTGTTGGAGCCACCGAGCCTTCCGACCCCAACGGCCACCGCGACGGTCCCGTCTGCCGTCCCTTGAGCCGTGACAGCCCCACCGGAAACGACCCACGTACCGGCTGCGACCCGCTCGAGGATCGAGATATCGCCAGAGTCGATCTCGGCCTGATCGAGGTAGGTGACCTGGGATTCGTTCTTTATCGGCATCTACATCTCCATAGGTCGATCGTCCGTGGTGCTGGGAGGTAGTGGCTCGTCTACGTCCGAGTGCGGGATCATCTCCGAAGGGATCAGGTCGAACTCGACCTGCTGATCCTCGAACCCCGGCGACGAGATGGACGCAACGACGTGAGGGTTCACCCGCGCCTCTGCGGCTTGGGCGAACTCGGCTACGGCTTGTCTGTTCTCGTCGATGCAGTCGAGGTCACCGTGGATCAGATGCCACGCGACGGATTCGTGACATGAGGGGTCTTTGCAGATATACGCCAACTAGTCCACCTCCCCAGGCGGCATAGGGAATGAGGGATGCGACCTCGTGCCATATGCACGCGAGACGCATTACCCCGCAACCTATCCGGCGTTCGCGGTGTAAGTGAAGGCAGAAACCGCCACGGCGGCAGCGGCGACGATCGAGGTCGTGTTCAGCACGATGTCGTTCGTCCCTGTCCCCACCGACCCCATGAAGACCACGGTCGTCCCGTCGGACTTGAGCGCCGAGAACCACGCTGCGGTTCCGGTAGCGTTGGCCGATGAGTCCGACGTGATCGCGGCGGCGGTCGCCACGCCTCCAGACGATGCGCCGAATGCGGTGGCGTTCCAGCGAAGCTCCGCGAGGAGCACCTGAGCGCCGATCGCGGTGTTCGCGGTCGTCGGCTGGGTGCCGTCGTAGATCCGGAGATATCCGTTGTTCAATAGGGTTGCAACAGCGTCAGCTTCCGCGTTGACGGCAGCCGTCGCTCTCTTCGGGTTCAGTGCCAAGGTGATCTCCTCCTGGTTCGTTCGACCCGGACACCAGGAGCGTCAAGCGCAGGTCAAGGTAAGAGCCTCAGGAGCTCTTCGTCCTCACGATGTCTGATGGCGATGGAGGGATCAGGCCCGACCTCCATGACGCCGTAGAGCGAAGCTGCAGCGCCCTGGATGCCACCTAAGCCACGGATCAGAAGCTGCGGGGCCGGAGGCGTCGTAACGAGGAAGTCCGAGGTGAACGGGGTTGCTGTGGCCCCGCCACCCGAGGAGCCGGTGGGCGCGGTGTACGTCGCCGTCCCAGCGAATGAGGCCGCAGCAGCGGCGAACGCCCCTGTACCGGTGACGGCCAGGAGCGAGGTGCCCGTCCCGGCGAACGAGGCGGCCGGCGCGGCGAATGCACCGGTTCCCGTGATCGTCTCCGTAGAAGTGCCACTGAACGCAGCCGCCCCTGCAGCGAATGCGCCCGTCCCTGTGCAGGAGACCTGCACCTCGTAGCCGAGTCCGTTGTATCCGACGTTCGAGACCCAAGAGGCGTCAACGGTCGTGTCGAGGATCGTCTTGGCTTCCCAGTTCATGCAAGCGCCCGGCGAGAGCATGGTCGCGTTGGTGCCCTTGGTAAAGTTGGTCCCAGCCGTGATGTCCTCGGATGCAGCGAGGTGACAGACCGCAGCGAGCACGGCATTCCCTACCGCTGGTGTCGCGGGAAGCGTCAGGGACATGCTGGTAGCGGCAGATGTGGACGAACTCTGGATGCGGTTGCTGGTCGCGATGATCGGCACGGTCGGATCGGCACCAGCCATCTGGACGAACTCCCACAAGATGCCTGTTCCGCTGGCGCCATAGGTGATGGTCACGGTCCCGGTCGATGCCGTCCCGGTCCCTATCCACAAGCCGACCTTGATCGCAGACGAGCCTGCGTCCTTGGTAGTACCCGCAGTCATCTGGGTCCACGTCAGCCCCATGCCGCTGACTGCCGTGACGCTGGGGGGAGTTGAACCCGTACCCCTCGTGGTCGCTACCCACAGCGCGATAGGACTTCCGTCGGTCGCTGGGGTGATAGAAGCCGTCGTGGACGGACTCGTCGAAACGGTGTCCGAACCCGCGAGTCGGTGCGTGAAGGTGATAGCCACTGGCTATCCGCCCCTACTTCGTGTTCTTCTTCGCTGCAGGCTTCACAGCACGCTCGGCTTTCGGCTGGGCTGTCGCGGTTTCCGGTGCCTTGAGCTTCTTGATCTCCGCTTCAAGCTCAGCCTTGCGGTGTGAGTCGGGGAAGGCATAGAGCGTGTCGAGTTGCTGCTGGAGGTCAGCGATCCGCTGGGCATCAGGTGAGGACAACGTAGGGCACCCCCACAAGCTTCGTCGGTGACGCGATCGTCGAGGGCGCCGTGGTCGTCAGCGTGGTTCCCGAAGACGCCGAGAGGAACTTCTCTGTGGTCAACAGACCCGTCGAGAGGTCGAGGTGCGGCAGGATCATGCCCGTAAGCGTGACCTGCGCCGTCGCCTTCATCCAGAGCGAGGCGTAGTAGACGCCGGGTGTCGAGATCTGGACCGCAGACGCCAGCGCGACCGTCTTCGTGGTACTCGCCGCCCAGGCCGTGGTCGTCTGATCCGCGGTCTGCGCGAGGAGCGCCGGGGTCGAAGCTGAGGAATATAGCGCGAAGCCCCAGTTCAACGGGGTGTCGGCGGCAGTCGTTCCTGAGCGGAACGTGATGTTGGTGATGACCTCGCCGGCCTGAATCGGAACCGCGACCGAGGTCATGATGCCGGTCGCACCGATGACACATGCCGCCGAGGTGATCGACGTGCGGGGATAGTTCTCGATGTAGGTCGAAGACCCCGCGGGGGAGCCTTGGAGCAGATAGTTGTTGTTGTATGCGTCTCCGCGCTTGCGGGTCATGTTCTGCCCTTTCGTTGAGCGGGTTGCCGCCCCGCGTGTTGGCTATTCGGGCAGGGAGGGGAGGGGCCGCGGGTCGGCCCCTCCACCTTCCGCTTAGTAGCCGCTCGGTGCGCTCATACCGGTGTCGTAGATGCAACCGACGCCGGTCGGGGCACGCTCTGCGGTGAAGGCTGCGTACTCGTAGACCTGCAGCCTCGTGGTCAGTGTTCCCGACAGGACTTCGGGCAGCACCCTCGTCCGCGGGGTTGATTCGAACAGGATCATGTCGGAGAACTTCGCAGCGAGCACGATGTCCTCCGTCCCTGCCGCCCCTGCACCGTTGGTCAACAGCACGGGGACGTTCGGGTCGAGGTAGACCGGGATGCCGAAGATCTGGCCCACCGACCCCTCTGCCAACCCCGAGTTCGAGATGGTGCCGTAGGCGTTGTTCGGCCCGCCGGCGGTCGGGACGACGTAGGCGCGGTTCGAGCCATCGACCGATCCTGCGGTCCAGTACCAGCGCCTCGGGTGCATCACGAACGCCTCTACGGTGTCCTTACGGTTGGTCGTGACCTTCGACACGACCTGTGAGTAGGCCGGGAACATCTCCGGCACCGTTGCCGAAGCGTCGGTGTAGGCCGTGCGGTTGGTCGTGTTCGCCATCGCGACGACCACGATCCCCTTGACCTGTCCGTTGGCGCCCGTGCCGTTCAGAACCTGCGTATCCACGTAGCGGTCCATGTCGGCCAGGAGCTCCGCGAAGATCAGGCTGTCGAAGCCGCCCGCGAGGGGCGACTGCTCGAGAACCTGGATCGCCACGTCGTTCTGACCGGCGAAGGTCACCACCGGAGCGGTGACGGTCGCGGACACGGTGTCCACCTCGTTGACTGCGGCGTTGTCCGTGGTCTGCGCGGCCACCGTCGGGTTCGTCGAGATACGGGGCACGTTCAGGCTGTCAGTACCGCCTGGTAGGGCCATCTGACGCACCAAGTTGGCCGTCACCCTACGAGAGGCACGGATACCGGGCTGGTAGAGCTCGAGCAGCCATGCGGGCGGTACGAACTCACCGACCGAGGTCGTATCGGTCCTGATCAGGTCACGGGTCTCTTCGTTGTTCCGCTGCAGCCTTGCCAGTGCATCCTGGTCGCCATAGCGGGTCGCTGCCCACAGATCCTTGTAATAGCTGTGGTCGCCAGGAGCATTGCCGTCGCGGTACGTCGGCTCTTCCTTCGTGATCCTGATCTCGGGTTCGGGCTTCACCGGCTCCGGGGTCGGGATCGCGTTGAACTCTTGCTTGCGCTCTTCGCGCTTGGCCGCTTCGTTGACCTTCTGCAGGGTCTCATCGGCCCGCTTCTCGGTCTCGGAAAGCTCCTTGCGCTCTTCCTCGGACAGTTCCTCGCGCTCGATGAGCTCGTCGATGCGGGCCAGATCCTTCGCGAGGCTGTCACGCAGTTCGTTGATATGCATCTTTCCTCTTTCGCTGGGCTTGTCTTGAAAGCACCAGTGAGTGGTCAGCCTGGATAGGCTCGGGTTCCGGCTCGGCTGGCGGGTCTTCTGCGTCCGTTCTGATCGTGATCCCGAGCGAATGGGCGTAGTTGCCCAGTAGCTCGATCTGCTTCTGCCGCATCTCGGCAGTCGTGTCCTCGTATGCGGGGTAGGTCACGGGGGAAACGTCGAACAACTCGACCTCGCGCAAGACACGGAGGCCGTCGTTGTCCTCGTGGTTCGTCTCTTGGATGGCTCTGAACGCGAACGACATCTGATCGAGGTCTTTGCGCTTCATCGCGGACATCAGTTCTTGGGCTCTGGGGTTGTCGGGGTCCAACTTCGCTTCGAC